ACAGAACAGATGGTGTGTATCTTGCTGATAACACATTAGTTGTACCGAAATATGCTGTTATCTCTGCTTCAAGTTCTGGCAACAATACCATTGTGGCCGCCGTTGCAAATAAGAAAATTCGTGTCCTTGCTCTCACATTGACATTCTCGGCCGGAGTGAGTGCTAAATTCCAAAGCGCCGCTAGCGGGACAGACAAGACCGGCCTGATCTACGGCGTGACCGGTGTGCCGTTCATTTTGCCGTATAACAAACTGGGCTGGTTCGAAACTGCGGCCAGCGCCCTGCTCAACCTTAACCTTTCGGCCGCCGTCGCCGTCGGCGGATGCCTGACCTATATCGAGGTATGACGTGGCAAATTCAATTCCTGTTCAAATTGTCGAACCTATTGTAGCCGGCACAAACAAGATCGGAGCCATCGACGTTGTGACCTCAACGCCCACTGTTTACAACGTGACATTGACTAACGCGGACACCGAATACAGCCAGGCGCTGCCGGCCAATTGCCGGGGTTTCGAATTCCAGGCGCGCACGGAGGCGCTCGTTCGCTACGCCTTTGTGACTGGTAAAGTGGCGACCCCCACCGCGCCGTGGCTGACACTCAAAGCCGGGGACGCTTACGCCAGCCCACCGATCAATCAGGCCGCGTCGCCGTCGACGTTATATCTGGCGTCTCCCGTGGCCGGAACCATCGTCGAGATCACGGCATGGAGTTAGAGTATGCCAATCAAGAAACGTAGACTATCAGCACTGCTTCTGAAGACCGGACAGACCACCTCGTATGGTTCTGGGACTGGTGTTGATGATGGCGCGCTGCAGAAGGGCGTTGCGAAATCATATACCATTATCGCGAAAGCTGGAAATACCAACGTGACAATCAACAGCAAGACTTTTGCACATCCAAATAATTGTGTTCAAGACAATAATACTGGATTGATGTGGAGCCAGACAAAGGTTGGAGGTGTTGGGCCAGCATCAGATGGCTTGTTACCGTGGACAACAACAGGATCGGGAGCAACCGCGGAGGGTATATTTCCTTATGTCGTTGCCGCGAACGCCGCTGGTCTTGCCGGATATTCAGACTGGCGAATTCCCAATGCTTTCGAGGCAATCAGTTTATATGGTTTTGAGGCAACTGGCGCTGTTCCAGATTCTACTGCGTTTCCTGGATATTCTGGAACGTTAATATGGACGAGTACCACAAGACCGAATTCTACCGTTGGGGCTTATCAAGTCGGCGGCCTGAGTGGACAAATTGTCCCATCCGGTAAAACAAATACCTGTGGTCTATTACTAGTCCGAGGTGGGGGATGACGTTATTGCTGCTGTTCAACTACATCTACACTCCGCAAGGCGACCGACGGGTTTATAAAGCGTCTGCAAGAACCACAGAAGACGCAAACGATGGTATAAATAAAGCGAAAGGACGAGGGACTTATGGCAACGTTCCGCGAAGCAACTATTCAGCAAAGCACCGGTGAAATTCGTAAGTGGACGGCTGATTTTACCGACGACCTTCCGACGGGAGTAATAGTCACAGGCGGGACAGCCACGCATATACCGCCGTCAGGATCAGCCAGCACAGTCACGGTTACGGTCGGCTCTCCTTATGTCTATGCTCAACTCGGGCCGTTGGCATTGACCGGGATTCATTATGTTGATATTCTGGCTACTTTTTCTGACGGAGAGAAAAGCAATTTGCAAATTGGCTTTGCCGTTAATTATGCAGACACAGCCGCCCGCGCGTCTATGGCGAACCTGGTATCCACGCTTAGAGGACTTACCAATACCGGATTTAACGATTACGTAATCGCTGGTCAAGCATATTGGACGGATAAGCATTTACAATCAGTACTTGATCGTTACAAAACTGATATCCGTGAAGCCGGTTTAACTCCCTGCCCGATGCGCAATACTGGCGGATCGATTGATTACAAAGAATATCAGACACACGCACATTGGCTTGAGAGCACAGATTCTAGCGGTTCAGCACGTTTTATTATCACAGATGTTACAGGAACGGTGCAGGTATCCTCGTTGTGGTCGGCTGATTATGAAAATGGCGTGATTACATTCGTTTCAGACCAGGCTAACGCGTCCAGGTTCCTTACTGCGCATTCGTATGATATCTATGCTGCCGCCGCCGATGTGTGGAGACAAAAAGCCGCATCCTACGCTACTATGATTGACTTTTCCACAATCAATCAGACCATCAAGCGCAGTCACATCGTTTCGCAATGTGAGGCTATGGCGAAGAGGTATGAGAGCATGGCAACATCTGGCGGCGCTTCTTCGGTTGACATCGTGCGTGGAGACCAACGCGCGCACGGAAGGATGGATTATGACTAACGGATTGACCGCCGCCGAACTCGCCCAGATGCAGAATGATATCGAACAGTTATTTCCCGATACGTGCCATATATTGGAAGTCACTTATACCAGCGACGGCGCGGGAGGCATGACGGAGGTATGGGGGACGGCAACCGCCGGAATATCAATTCCGTGTCGGATAGATTATCTTTCGGGCAAAGAAGCAATTACGTCCGGAGCATTGAATCCCTACCATAAGGCGATTATCAATATGGCGCATGATGTCACAATTACTCCCGCAAATCGAATTCAAATTGGATCAAACGTTTTTAGCGTACAATCCGGAAACGCCGGGCAATCTTGGAAAGCGAACACAAGTTTATCGGTGGAATTGATCCCATGAAAACATATACCTACCCATCCGGTTTGGTGATCCATGAAAATCTATCTGAACTCCTTGAACAATTCATGGTTACTGCCCCTGAAAAAATGCAGAAGGTTGTCAAGAAAAATGCATTTATTATCCAGGCAGAAGCGGTTAGAGACGCGCCGGTAGATACTGGGACTTTAAAAAATAGTATCATCGCAGAAGAAACGGACGACCCCAACAAATGGGAGGTTTCGGATGGTGTTGAATATGGCGTATTTCAAGAACTAGGAACCTCGAAGGGCGTGACCGCAAAACACTTTTTGGGCGGCGCGGCCGAACGCAGGGCGGATCCATTCTTCGACGAAGTAAAGGATGCGTTACAACCATGAGTATCCAACCAGCGCTAAATACCACAATTTATACCGCATTAAGTGGAACTACAAATGCTGGAACGAGAGTATACTATCTACTGGCGCCTGATAAAGCTACGCTGCCTTACATCATCTTCGATTACATTAACGAGGGAGATGACAATGACAATCCACACAGGGCAAAAAATTGCGTGATATCCATTAAGGCTTACGCGGTCACGCCCGCGGAAGCAGGAGTAATCGATGGACAAATAGACATAGCATTACACCACACGGTTTTATCGGTAAGCGGTTGGACTAATTTCCAATCGCGCCGCGAAAATGGTTATAGTTTGGTTGACACAGATTCCGCCGGTCGAAAGACTTACATGAGCGGAGCTGATTATCGTTTTAGGATGGACAAATAGGAGATCGAAATGGCTGAATATACCGGTCAAAATTTAGTAGTAAGTTTTATCCACCCATCGGGGACATTGACGCTTAACACAGATTATCGTTCACTGGCGACCAATCCAAGTATTGGCATGGTGCAAGCCACAGCCGGAAGTGACGCTAATCATACCTATCTGACGACCGTCAAGGACGGCAATTATGCTTATCGCGGCGTTGCTCAAACCGCTGGGACCGTACTTAAAGCGGCCTTATTGCCTGGTGTTGTGGGTACGTTAATTATTGGCGCTGAAGGTACCGCCGCCGGAGCGCAGAAAGAGACTTGCCCGGTTATTTCTATGGGCGCGAAATACAATTATCCCTACGATAACATCGTTGAAATTAATTGTGACTTCCAGGCTAACGGCGCTGTTACTCTTGGTGTATATCCATAAAAGGAGATGAAATGGGAGAAGTAAAATTATCGACTGGTAAAATCGTTAAACTTGACATGAGCAAGGTTAAGTTCGGCGAGTGGCGTAATTTTTTCCGCGGCAATGGATCAGTTAAAGAAGATGATACTTTTGTGGAAAAGATTACCGGACTAAAACCAAAAGAACAGGCAGATATGTTACGAGATGATTATCGTCGTATCATGCAGGCTATCATCAAAGAAGGTAATCAGCCACTCGCCGACTTAAATTTAGCAGAAGCGTCTACCTCGGAATAACACAGAAGAAAACAATGCCGTGGGAATTCTGGCGATGGCAAATAGCCGAACAATATCACTGGACGCTCGACCAGGTAGACGCGATATCGATGGATGACCTGAAAGAATATTTTCAGGTCATGGACGGAAAGTATAAAGCCAGACATAGTATTTTATAGGTAGGTTTATTTGAGCACAAAAGTTGCCTCGATAATCGCGGAAATTGGAATAGATACCAACAAGTTTAAGGCTGGTATTAATTCATTTGGCAATTCCCTCAATACATCGCTCGGGAAACTTGGCGGATTTGGCAAAGGCGTTAATGATATTACGCGCCAACTCACCGGTTTTGATATAACTACGGTCGGCGCTGCCGCCGCGATTGGTTTTCTTGCTAAGGAAACCGTCGAAGCCGTCAAGGAGACGCAAGCCTATAACCTGGCAATGACCGATCTAGCCTTGAAGATGGGAACCACTACGGAAGAGGCCAGTCGGTTAGTGCAGGTGGGCGATGACATCCGCCTATCACAAGAACAGATATCCACGGCCATGACCTACGCGATTCGTAATGGGGTCGAACCTAATATCGAAGGATTAGCAAAACTATCCGATAAATACAACTCACTGCAAACGCCAGTCGAGCGCGGTCAACTGCTATTAAAGACCTTTGGTCGATCTGGCATGGATATGGCTAAACTCATGGAACAGGGCGGGGATAAAATCCGTACCATGTCCGCGGCCATTGATGATAATCTGATCGTGACGGCTAAGGTCGCCGAAGCCAGTAAAAAATGGTATGAAGCGCAGGACAAACTTAACGACCAGATGACCGGTATAAAAATGCAGGTTGGGAATGAAGTTATACCAACGCTTACCAAACTTGCGGATATCCAAACCAAATACGGAGAGATCAGATCGAGGGATGCGGCCAGTATTAAAACCGACATCATCCCTATTTATGGTCAATTAGCAAATACTTGGCGTTTAGCAGAAGCGACTTTCCAGGCTTTTACCGGTGGAATTGAAGATTCTGGAAGTTCCATTATTGACACGACAGATAAAATTGTTTTGTTTGGTCGCGCATCGGTTGATGCTGGCATTACCGCGGAAGAATCAATGGAAAAAGCCGCGAGAGCAGCGGAAGAAGCCGCCGATAAAATGACACGCGCCAATGAAAAAACTTTGCGCGAGATTGAACAGTGGGGGAACATAGAAGGTAATTTTACCGACGATATGGCGAATCTCTACGATGAACGCACAAAGTTGGTGGATGAATTCAACGCGCTGGTTGATGATGGTACGGATGAATACCGCAAAAATTACGAAGAACACCGGATTGCAATCGAGAAAAATAATAAAGCCATTCAGGATAATGTTGCAGAACACGAGATAGCAACAAAAAAAATCATCCTCGGATATGTTGAGCAAAATCTCGCGCGTGACGGCTTGACAGAAAGAGAAACAGAAGCCTTGATAAATCTGGGAGTTCAGTGGGGGATTTATAGCGAGGACGCAGTGGCAGCCTTCCGCGCGGGAATGGATCAGGCTAATCAAATGACTGATACCATTAATAATATTCCGACCGAACATCGGACGAATATTTACATTGATACCTATCACCAAAGTTATGGTGGTGGGCATGAAGATGAAAATAACGGCCGGCTGGGCGGATATGCCTCCGGCGGCGTGACACATGGAGAATGGGCCTGGGTTGGCGAACAAGGGCCAGAGAAAGTACGCCTGCCGTCAGGATCGCGCGTATACAACAATAACGAAAGCCGCAACATGGACAATGCGGATACCAAGGAGTTGATCGCAGCCTTTGAACGCTACGCTAATACTAATAAGATCGATTATAACAAAATGGCGCGGGTATTCGTTGATACTTTGGCGGGGACGGGCGCATGACACAGATCACGCCGACAGTCACGATCTCGATCTATATTAGCGCCGCCTGGGTGGATATCAGCGCCGATTGGATCAACACCGGGCAGGGCGATTGCTATGGATCGTGGGGTATGCCAGATAACAGACACACGACCAGGGTTGCGCACACGGGCGAGCTTGTGTGCATTTTGAACAATTCGACCTGCAAATATTCTCCCGGGCATGCCAGCGCGATGGCTGGATTTGCAAAAGGCGCGCGCGTCAGGATGGATATCGTATCAGATGGCACGACCAAGAGGTTGCACGGCACCATCTCAAACATCGAACCTGATTTTGGGACGACAAGAAGCCGGAAGACGAAAGTTACCGTCCTCGATTGGATGGAATATG